GGTCCAAACATAATAAGCACATTAAAAACTAAATGTATCACCTAAACCTACTAGGTTGGTTTCTATGCTTCTATTGGTATTAGACCCTAGAACCTTATTAGAATTCAATAGTTACTATTTATTAATCTTACCACTCCAAATGACACTATCTCCAACTTTCACACTCACCCTATTTTCCCCGCCAATAAACCACTTGGGATTTAGTTTCGTATTAAATCCATGATAGCTTGATCCTAAGTTACTTCTTAAGTCTCCCCTATAACTACGAGCAGTTGAAACTTTCACAATTACATCATTTACCAAAATCTTTATCACCACCTACCCCTGCATAATTATTTTAATCTGAATGGATCGGATAAAGAGTATTCAGATTCACTAGAGCTATATATCTTTTCATTATCTATTTTCCAGCTATTATTCTCATTTACTAGCTTAATTATAGATACTATTTCCTTAGTATTATCAGAAATTATAGCTTTATACCGTACGGCCATGCTGCCCTTCGAGCTATTATTATCTATAACATGATGTTCTATAAGCTCTACTCTTACTGTTTCTTTAACAAATAAAATAGCGATTTTTTTACGAATCCTACCCTTTGCATTATTTGTAAAGTGGTCCAAAAAAACAGATAAATCTTCAGTATTGGCAGCATCAATAGCAGACAGGATAGCTTGTTCCATATCTGCTACTGATGACAAGTCCTCAACCATTACTGGTCTTTGATTTTGAATAACAGGCTCGTCATTCCCAAATATTCTATTACTTATAATACTAGATAATAGAATCGCCCAAATTATAATATATTTCATGATGTATCATATCATCCATTATTTAGTGAAGCATGAGCTTTTGGACGACGACCTCTTGCCTTTTGAATACCAAGCTTTCGTCGTTGACGCCTTATCATAGGAGTTGTAATAGAGCTATTTGTCATTTGACTAAGCTTTGCTGCTAGTTCATTATCAGAAATATTACCAAAATTATCCTTAATAAAATCTAGTTCCATTTGGCCCCATTTTCTATAATTCATAATAATCTCCAGTATTAGTGTAAATATTGACAACCAACTACTTGGTACTATTATATAATACCAGATTGATACTTTTAAAGCAAGGGGTCATTTATGATTAATTTTGATTCTAATATTGATGATCTTATCCCATCAGTCTTAGATATTAAGGCATCTGGATCTATTATTAGCGACATACAAAACGATCTTCAACTACCAGACGGAGATGATATAAGTATTCTTTTAGCCAATGAAGAAAAAAACAAAAACACCAAATAAACAAACAGTTTCTGACCAAGAATTTCTAGAAGTTTTAGATAAAATAACTAAAAGATTAGCATATAAATTTAAATTTGGATACCATAGTGTTGAGGATATGAAACAGCAAGCTGCTATATTTGCTCTAGAAGGACTTAAAAACTACGATCACAAAAGACCATTAGAGAACTTCTTGTGGACCCATGTTAGAAATAGATTGTTTAACTACAAAAGAAATAACTATCAAAGACCAGACAAGCCGTGTTTAACATGTCCATTATATGATCCAAAAAATAAAGTGTCCCAAAGTCAATGTTCCAAATATATAGAGAAAACAGAGTGCGACCTATACTCATCGTGGTTTAAGAGAAATAATGCTAAAAAAAATATTGCAAAGCCATCCTACGTCGAGGATCAAACACTATTTTGTATGAATAAAAACCCATCAGATAGTTCTGATCTGATAAGCTTTTTAGATAAATATATAAGATCAGAATTTAGAGAAAATTATTTAAAATTAAAACATAATCATAAAATTAATAAATCAGAATTAATCAAACTTAAAAAACACATTCAGGAACTGATGGAGGAACACAATTGGAACCAGACAGAATTTCCAAAAAACGAGGACAATTAAGTCTTGATGAAGAGGCTTTTATAAGAGAGAATATTAATAGCTTATCTGTTGATCAGATCGCCCAAAAACTTAATAGACACTCTAATCCTATTAAAAGATATATTAATGAAAATAATTTATTAACAGATCCCGAAGAAAAAATAGCATACGATACCTTAAAAGATAAACTACATAGTAAAACATTTTGGCAAGAAATAACAAGACAATTCGATAAAGAAACCGGAGAATTAGAATATTTTGAAAATACATGGGTTAGTCTGATAAAACAATTCAGAGAAGACGTATTACCAGCAGAAGAACTACAGATCAAACAATTTATAACAATTGATATATTAATTAATCGCTCTATGAAAGAACGAAAACGACACATCAGCGAAACAGAAAAATTGCAAAAACTTGTTGACCAAGAATATGAGAAAAAAGAAAGTGATCGTGATATTCCTAAACTGGCCAACCTCGAACAACAGCTCAGTTTTGCTCGAAATAGTATAGCCAATTATACTAATGAATATACTAAATTATTAAATGAGCAACAAAAAATAAGCAAAGATCTCAAAGCAACAAGAGAACAACGAATCAAAAGAATAGAAGACGGAAAAAGTAGTTGGGTTGGCTTGATACGCATGTTAGAAGACGAGGCTATAAGAGAAAAAGAAGGAAGAGAAATGGAAATATTATCAATGGCCGCTAATAAATCAAAAAATAAATTAGAAGAATATCATTCATATCAGGATGGAATTGTTGACTTTCCCCTATTAAGCCCAGAATTAATGGAGAAAAATAATGAATAAATCAGCTATCATAACAGGCATAACAGGACAAGATGGTAGTTATTTAGCCGAATTACTTTTAGAAAAAGACTATAAGGTTATAGGATTATATAGACGAAATAGTAACTATAATTTTCAAAGAATAAATAATATAATACATCATCATAATTTAACTTTAATAGAATTTGATCTTACTGATCCATCATCTATTAATCATATCCTTCATAAATACCAACCAGATGAATTTTATAATCTAGCAGCAATGAGCCACGTTGGTAGTAGCTTTGATCAGCCAACAACAACATTTGATATTAATACCATGGGGGTTTTATATATTTTGGAGAGTATAAAATCCGCATCATCTGCAACAAAATTTTATCAAGCTAGTACTAGTGAAATGTTTGGTAGAAATTTTGATATTGATAATAATATTAAATATCAAGATGAAAATACTCCATTTTTACCACAAAGTCCATATGCTGTTGCTAAATTATCTAGTCATCGTTTAGTACAAATATATCGCGATGCTTATAATCTATTTTGTTGCTCTGGCATATTATTTAATCATGAAAGTCCCAGACGAGGAGAAAACTTTTTAACAAGAAAAGTAACCAAATATATAGGCCAAGTTATTAATAACAAAACTAACGAATTATTAAAGCTCGGTAATTTACAGTCATACAGAGACTGGGGCCATGCTAAGGATTATGTATATGCTATGCATCTGATGCTACAACAAGATTTTGCCGATGATTTTGTAATATGTACAGAAACCAGCTACAAAGCTTTAGATTTTGTTAAAAAAGCATTTGAGTATGCTAATTTAGATTATAAACAATATATAACAATAGATCCTAGTTTATATAGACCAGCAGAAGTTGATTATTTATGTGGTCGTTCAACAAAAGCTCAAAAAGTATTAGGCTGGAAACCATCAACATCTTTTGATGAGCTGGTACATGAGATGGTGGACCATGATATAAATAGTTATCAAAATGTTTAGGAATTATAATGATCCACTATATAAACAATGGAGAAATAGTATAAGAAAAAGAGATCATCATAAATGTCAGTGGCCTGGGTGCTTATCATCTAAAAAATTACATGTTCATCATATCAAAAGATGGGCTGACAGCATAGATTTAAGATATAATATAAATAATGGTATAACATTATGCAAATTTCATCACCAGATGATAGAAGGAAATGAAAATGCATATGAGGCTGTTTTTTTTAAAATTATAGCGGATAAGAAATCTAATGATAAATAATCAAGATTTTACAATTATAATAGATACTAGAGAGCAACAACCATGGTCTTTTTCAGAGTATGTTGTGGCCAATAAAAAATTAGACACTGGTGACTATAGTATAGATGGCCTACAAGAAATTTTTGCTATTGAAAGGAAAAAGAGTATTAATGAGATAGCAAATAATATTGTTGAACCAAGATTTAAAGATGTTGTAGCACGACTGTCCCAACTTAAATATTCATTTTTACTACTTGAATTTAGCATGACCGACGTTTTAAATTATCCCATAGGTTCTAATTTACCTAAAAAAATGTGGGATAAAGTTAAAATAACTCCAGCATTTATTATGAAGAATATCTTAGATTGGCAATTAAAACATAATATTAAAGTATTATTTTGTAATAATGCCTCTAATGCAGAAAAAATAGCAGAATACATTTTAAAAAGAATTTATCTGACAACATCTATTGAAAGGAAAAAATCAAATGAAACTTGAGAATCCTATTATCATTAACCCGCCCCCATATACAGATCATGAAAACAAATTAGTAAATCCACCAGCACTATTTATAGATTTTTTAGATATTACTTATCACGATAATCCAACAAGTAAATCAGTATCGGCAACTATAAAAAATATTCCTGGTTCTTTCTTATTGGCATATGGAATAGATTACGAAAAACTTGGAAATGTTAATAGATCAAAACTAGAAGAATTGTTGTACGATCAGATTAAAGACGATATGTCAATGAAATTAAGAAAAAAATTTCCAAGAACTCTTGAAGAAGATCCTAATGGTCCAGGAACAATATTGACCAGTATGATAAGTTCTTTAGGAATAAAAAGTACAGCAAACTGTTCTTGTCGTCGGCACGCTATAGAAATGAATGAAAGAGGAGTTGATTGGTGTGAGACAAACTTACCAGTAATTTTATCATGGCTAAAAGAAGAAAGTGAAAAAAGACACCTACCATTTATAGAAACTATAGCGTCTATGATAGTGAAGAGAGCAATTAAAACATCTCGTAGATTATTAAAAAATAATAATGATTGATATTAAAAATTTTGACGATGCATGGTTAGGTCTTGGAGATCTAAACTCTTTAGCTTTAAGTAAAAATCCTATGATACATAGGACTAAAGAAGATATAGAGAATCCAGATCTTCATTTATTAAGAATGCTAAAAGATCCAAATTATTTAGGATCTACATGCAAGCTCATTTTTAATATAGAGCTTCATCCAATGCAGATAGTTGTTCTACAAGAAATATGGGACAGACCCTTTCCTATGTTAATTGGTAGCAGAGGATTTAGTAAAAGTTTTCTACTAGCATTATACGCAGTATTAAAATGCACATTTTTCCCTGGTACAAAAGTAGTTATAGTCGGAGCAGCTTTTAGACAGAGTAAAATTATTTTTGAATATATGGAAAATATATGGAAAAATAGTCCTATATTAAGAAGTATTTTTAATGGCAATGAAGATGGACCAAGAAGAGATGTTGACAGATGTACTATAAGACTAGGGGATAGCTGGGCTATTGCTATTCCATTAGGTAATGGCGACAAAATTAGAGGCTTAAGAGCACATATTATTCTTGCTGATGAGTTTAGCAGCATATCTCCGGACATTTACGAGACCGTTGTTTCTGGATTCGCAGCTGTTAGCGCAAGCCCAATACAAAACGTGAAAGATGAAGCAAAAAAAGAAGCGATGAGAACAGCTGGAATATGGAATAAAGAATTAGATTCAATTTCTAGAAAAATTAATAACCAAGCTGTTATTAGTGGCACAGCAGATTATGGATTCAAACATTTTGCACAGTATTGGAAAAGATATAAGAGTATTATTGAGAGCAAAGGCAATATCAGAAAACTAGAAGATGTTTTCAATGGCGAGGTTCCTTCGAATTTTAATTGGAAAGACTATAGTATTATTCGTATCCCATATGAATTAATACCAAAGGGCTTCATGGATGATAAGCAAGTTAGTAGAGCAAAAGCTACTATACATGTTGGTATTTATAATATGGAGTATGCAGCTTGTTTTGTTAATGATAGTCAAGGATTCTTTAGAAGAAGTCTCATAGAGAGTTGTGTTGTAAAAGACTATCCGCCTATAACAATAAATAATCAGTCCATTATTTTTAATGCGATAACCCAAGGCAATCAGAATTGTCAATATGTTTATGGAATAGACCCTGCTAGTGAACAAGATAATTTTAGTATAGTGATACTAGAAGTTCATCCAACGCATTCCAGAATTGTCTATTGTTGGGCAACAAATCGTAATAATTTTAAAGAAAGACAGAAGATAGGACTAGTAAAAGAATATGACTTCTACAGTTTTTGCGCTAGAAAAATTAGAGATCTTATGAAAACTTTCCCACCTATAAGAATAGGAATGGATGCTCAGGGAGGAGGAGTAGCTATAGAAGAAGCGCTACACGATCCTGGTAAATTACAGGAAAATGAACAACTAATATGGCCAGTGATAGATTATGAAAAGAGCAAGGATACAGACTCTCAACAAGGATTACATATACTAGAATTAGTCCAGTTCGCAAAAGCTGATTGGACAGGTCAGGCTAATCATGGTTTAAGAAAAGATCTAGAAGATAAAGTACTATTATTTCCACAATTTGATAATTTAACACTCGGATTGGCTATGGAAAAAGAAGGAAAAAATATTATCGATTCTGATCTTAATCCATTATATGATAGTGTTAGCGAATGTATTCTAGAAATAGAAGAACTAAAAAATGAATTGACAACTATAGTTATGACACAAACTAGTACTGGTCCTCAAGCACGAGACAGATGGGACACGCCAGAGGTAAAATTACCAAATGGTAAAAAGGGAAGACTAAGAAAAGATAGATATAGCTCTTTATTAATAGCAAATATGATAGCTAGACAAATAAATAGGTCTTTACAGCCAGTTAATTATGATCTTATAGGAGATAATAGGATAGATATAGTTAACAATAAAGATAAACAACTATATAAAGGTCCCGAGTGGTTTACGTCTAACGTTAATGGAGACGATAATATTTATCAGGGAATTTATAGATAAATGTGTATAAATTTATATATTAAAATAAAGTAATCGAATTAATAATACTATTACAATAGAAATAGAACATGCCTAGAAAACCAGAAAAAAACAATATTATCAAAAATAGTTCTTCTATTCCAGAAGATGCTTATGTCACATGGGGAGACGATTTATCAAGCAAGCAAGAGGCTCTTAAAAAATCTTCTGAATCTTTGGATGAGTTTGCCGGCATACAATCGTCATCCGCCTCATACGGATCTGGAAGAAGATATAGCATAGATTTTTCTAATTTAGATGGAAATACTGGTGGTCGCCCAGGATTAACAAGAAATGATTACTATGCATTCAGACCGGATGAAGCTGTTCCAAAAAGAATCAAATTAATTATACGCAGAGCAGACGATATTTATCAGAGAATAGGCTTAGTTAAAAATGTTATAGATTTGATGGGCGATTTTGCCGTTCAGGGCATAAAACTTGTTCATAAAAATAAAAGAATAGAAAAATTTTATAGAACATGGTTTAAAAAAATAAATGGAAAAGATAGAAGCGAGAGATTTTTAAATAATCTATATAAAACTGGCAATATTATTATTCATAAACAAACAGCAAAAATAAGCTTAAAAGTTACTGATAATCTATACAAAAGCATAGGATCTCCAGATTTGCAGATAAAAGATCCAGAGACTATACTAGTAGAAAAAAAAGAAATACCATGGGCATATACTTTTATAGATCCTGTATATGTTGAATGTGCTGCTGGCTCACTATCATCATTTGTAAAAAATAAAAGATATGAATTAATTTTACCAGCATCATTAAGAAAAATTATTAATTCTCCTAAAACAGCAGCTGAAAAAGAAATAATAGACTCATTACCAGATGCTATTATACAAGCAGCAAAAACAAAAAAAGCATATCCTTTAGAACCAGATAAAACTATAGTATATCATTATAAAAAAGATGATTGGCAGAGTTGGGCATATCCTATGATATATGCAATTATGGACGATATCACAGTTATAGAAAAACTTAAACTAGCAGATATGGCAGCTTTAGATGGTGCTATAAGCAATATAAGAATTTTTAAATTAGGTAATCTAGAACACAGAATAGCCCCAACAAAAGCAGCAACAGCTAAACTCGCTCAAATTCTTGGAAATAATGTTGGAGGAGGAACAATGGATCTTATATGGGGTCCAGATATTGAATTATTAGAAAGCAATACCAATGTTCATAACTTCTTAGGAGAAGGTAAATATACTCCACATTTAAATAGTATATATGCTGGACTTGGTATTCCTCCTACTCTTACGGGAACATTTGGAGCAGCGGGCACAACAAATAATTTCATAAGCCTCAAAACATTAACACAGAGACTACAATATGGTAGAGACACATTAATTAAATTTTGGGAAAATGAAATTGAACTTGTTCAGAAGGCTATGGGATTCAGATATCCGGCTAAGATTGAATTTGATAGAATGGATCTTAGTAATGAAGATACTGAAAAAGCACTACTAATACAATTAGCTGATAGAAATCTTATTAGTGACGAATTACTTCAAAGTAGATTTGGTTTTGATCCTGATATGGAAAAATCCAGATTAAATAGAGAATATAGAGATAGAGAGTCACAAAGAATGATAGATAAAGCTGGGCCATGGCATGATCCACAATTTGAGAATGCTCTTAAGAAAATATCTTTACAATTAGGTATTGTCACCCCAAGTCAAATAGGATTAGATTTACTAAAGAAAAAACCAGGTGAACAAACGGCCATAGAACTTAAAAACCAACAACTAAAGACTCAGTTGCAGCCCAAAATGGCCAACGATCCCGCACAGGAATCGTTGCCAAAAGAATCAGGCGAAGGAAGGCCAAAATTATCTAAAGATTCTGAAAAACGCAAACAAAAAATATTTTCGCCCCAAACAGGCGCGAAATTAATGCTATGGTCATCTTCTGCACAAGATCAAATAAGCAATATAATAAATCCAATTATTTTAGAATACTTTAACAAAAAAAATATAAGAAGTTTATCTAATACTGAAAATGAAACATTAGAAAATATAAAAACCAATATTCTATTTGATACTAAACCATTTAATAAGATCAATAAAGATATTATGTTATCAAGTAATATGTCAAATAATAATTCTATCAGTAAAGATTTTTATATATGGTTATCTCATTTAAAATCTGAGCTGAATAGAGAACTAACAGTTGAAGAAATAAAGCAAGCAAAAGCGTCTTTTTATACTATGGTGTATAATAATTAATAATATTATTTTCTATAAGCCAAGGTAATAAATATGATAATATATGATCAAGAACAAGATGACGGCCTATCCGCTAAAATCTTAGCAGCATCATCTGTCTCATATGCTTCTGTTGCAGAGCCTTGTTCTTTTAATTCGTCAACAAGATATTTTAAAAGCCTAGCCTCATACAACGATAGCGATCTTTATTATGTTCAATCTATTCTAGTTAGTTCTAATTGGAATAAAAATGACGATATTTTTGATAAAAATGAAGTTTGGCAGGCTAAAAATACCCCAACACATAAGCCTACAAATCTGGAGCATAATGAGAATATTATTGTCGGTCACATAATATCAAACTGGCCTATAACAACAGATGGTATATTAATAGACCCTGAAACACCAATAGAAAATTTACCAGATAAATTTCATATTTTAACAGGATCTGTGATATATAAAGCTTTTAGTAATACTGAATTACGAGAAAGATCAGAAAAATTAATTAGTGAAATAGAATCTGGAAGTAAATTTGTTAGCATGGAATGTTTATTTAAGGGATTTGACTATGGAATTATCAATAAGTCAACAAATGAATATAAAATATTAAGTAGAAATAACGATACTGCATATCTTACCAAATATCTTAAAGCATATGGTGGAAGAGGAGAAAATAATGAATATAAAATAGGACGTGTTTTAAGAAATATAACATTTACAGGCAAAGGATTTGTTGACAGACCAGCAAATGAAGAGAGTATAATTTTTAATAAAAATTTATTAGCAGAGAACAATGAAAATAATAATCTAGAAAAAAATAACAATTTTTCAGATTTAGGTGTAATTAGTATTCGATCAAATGATACAATGGAGAATAATATAATGAGTGTAGAACAAGACGTTACTGAAATCAAAAATAAGTTAGTATCGATGGAAACATCTTGTCAAGAAACAGTCGCAGAAGCAACAGCATCTGTTAACTCTTTAAAAGAACAAAATATTGCTTTAGAATCAAAATTACAAACTCAAAGTAATGAATTTATAGAAAGAGAAGAGCTTATGAAAAAAGAACTAGAAGAAGTCAAAGCTTCGACTTCAGAAGAACTTGTTAATCTACAAACTACTTTAGAAGCTAAAATAACAGAGCTTTCAGAAGCTATGGTTATGAAGGATGAAGAGATGAAGAAGAAGGACGAAGAAATGAAAAAAATGAAAGCAGAGCTAGAGGCTGCCACAGAAACAGTAGCCGCCTATAAGAGCAAAGAAGAAGAAATGCTCAAGAAAGAAAAAATGAACAAGCGTAAAGCAGCGCTAGTAGATAGTGGAATAGAGGATGATGCTGCTGCTGCATTTGTTGAAAAGTTTGTTTCTCTAGAAGATGAGGCTTTTGATGCTATGGCTTCTTTGTTTGCTGCTGTAAAGGTAAAAAAAGAAGATGACATGAAAACAAAAATGAAAGCATCCGAAGAAACAGAAACAGAAACAGAAACGGCCAAAGTGGAGAATAAACCTGCTAAAACTAAAGTTAGTGCTTCTGATCTAGAATCTGTTGAAACAGAAGACTCAGTAGAACTAACAGTTGGATCAGATTCTTCGGATGAAGAAGACACCACTCGCGCAGCTCTTGTTGAATTTGTTTATAGTAAGTTAGGTAAAAAAACTAAGTAAAATTTTTATACGGAGAAATAAAATGGCTCTAAAACCTGATCGTATCGAATATCTAACAGATATTTCCTTTTTCATGAGTACTGTTGCAGAGCGCGGAGGAGTTGTTAGCGCTGTTACATCTACAACCGGAGTTGGCGTGTCCATGGACGATGCCAATGCGGTTGTAGCATATGCCGCTAATCAATCTGGTTCACGTCCACTAGGCGTTCTACTCAATGATGTTGTAAATCTTGATCTTACACGTCAGCATATAAACTGGCATAAAGATGAGGTTCAACTTGGTGGCAAGGTAACTTTGTTACGTCAAGGCCAAGTTACTACAGATAGACTCGTTGCTGGCGTCACACCATCCGCTGGTGTAGATGCTTATCTTGGCGCCAGTGGTTTAATTGGTACAAGCAGTACCAACAGCGTTAAAATTGGTCAGTTCTTGAGCGGCAAAGACACTGACGGCTATGCTAAAGTATCAGTTAACCTATAATTTAAACGGAGAAATAAATATGTCAGCTAAAACTGAAAGATTTCAACCAACACCAGAACTTAGTGATCTACTAAAGCGCTCTGGTTCAGCACAGCGAGAGGTTGCTTTAGCAGCTAATGCCGAATTTGCAAAAGCCCTAGAACTACCTCTACGCCAAGGTATTCTTAATGGCGATGTTCTTAATGGTATTTTTGAACCAATTAGACTTGATCAAAGTGCCACTCCAGAGTTTCCACTAGACTTTTTGGCCCCTGGAACAGAAAAGGACTTTGTAGCATATACAATTCCTAATCATGGATATATTCCAGAGAGACATGTTGAGGGTGATTATGTTATGGTTCCAACTTATGATATTGGAGCTAGCATTGATTATCTTCTAAAGTATGCCCGTGACGCCCGTTGGGACGTTGTTGGTCGTGCTATGGAAGTGCTAGAAGCATCATTTGTTAAGAAAATGAACGATGATGGCTGGCATACACTATTAGCTGCTGGTGTTGATCGCAATATTGTAGTTTATGATAGTGATGCCAATGCTAGTCAGTTTACAAAGAGACTTGTAAGTCTTATGAAGACTGTTATGAGACGCAATGGTGGCGGTAACTCCACATCAAATAACAGAGGAATGCTTACAGATCTTTATGTTTCTCCAGAAGCTATGGAAGATATCCGTAACTGGGGCGTTGATCAAGTTGACGAAGTTACTCGTCGTGAAATCTACACCGCTGCTGACGGCGCTCTAAATAGAGTTTTTGGTGTCAACCTACATGATCTTGATGAACTAGGTGTTGGCCAAGAGTATCAGCTATTCTATACTTCTACTCTTAGTGGCTCATTACCAGCAAACGACACAGAGGTTGTTGTTGGTCTTGATCTAAGAAAGAATGATAGTTTTGTAATGCCAATTCGTCAAGAAGTTCAGATCTTTGAAGACGATACACTACATCGTCAGAAGAGAGCAGGATTTTACGGATGGGCAGAGCAAGGCTTTGCCGTTCTAGATAACCGTAGAGTTCTTCTTGGCTCACTATAATTTAATAGTAAATTATCAGAAACCTAAAGAAAGGCTGGGGCTCTTGCCTCGGCCTTTTTTTTTAGGTGTATTTCTTCTTATACTAGAATGAGTATTTAACACGATAGGAAATCTTTATGGCAGCTAGTAAATATGATTTTTCTATTGAGCAAGGCACTTCTTTTAGACTATCTTTTATATATAAAAATGCTAGTGGGGTAGCTCAAGATTTGAGCGGTTGGTGTGCTAGAATAACATGGGTAACCAATAGTGGAAGTACCCAAGAATTTAGTTCTGATACCACAAATTCAATATATAGTCTAGATGTTGATGGACTAAATGGAAAAGTAACCTTTAATTTGCCAGCAGAAACTACGAATAATTTTAATTTTTATTCGGCTAAATATGATATTGAATTACAAAGTCCGGATGAAATTTATGTTGGAGGAGGCAAATATACCACACGAATACTATATGGGGTTGTTAGTATAATAAAAAGATTTAGTAATACTAGCGATAAATTGGAGTGTTAAAATATGAGTAATTATATTATTGAATTATTAGAACCCCAAACAACAATTATATCATTAGAAACTAGTTATACTAGTGAACTTGAAGATGTGGAAGTTATTTTATATGATAGTTATAATTTAGAAATAATTAATACTGAAAAAATATTAGCTGGTGATTTACCAGACAATATTCCAATGAGTAAAATTATTGGTAATTTAGATGTTTCACGAATAAATAATTTAGATCTTTATTTGTCCACTATAGACGTTGATGGCGGCACACCATAATAAGGGAGAGATATAATGCCAGTCCAAAATAGAATTCAGTTACGTCGAGGAACAGCTGCCGCTGGAGCTAATCAGTGGACGAATCAGGTCTTGTACATAGGTGAGGTGGGCTACGAGACAGATACTGGTAAATTTAAAATTGGAGATGGTATAACACAATGGAGTTCATTACCCTATGCTGCGGTGCTTCCGTCTGAGCTTAATGAGTCTGTGGACGATAGAATTAATGATTTACTAGTTGGTGGGTCTGGTGTTGTTTTAAACTATAATGACAGTGGTAATAGTCTCACAATTAGTAGTCCATTAACAGCAGGAACCGGAGTATCTTTAGCTTATTCTAGTGGTAATTATACTATTAATTTAGATACTTCATTAATCTCAGCTTCTGGACTATCCGGTCTTGATGAAGCTATAGACGACAGGGTTAATGGCTTATTAGTTAGTGGATCGGGCATTCAATTAAACTATAATGATAACTCCAACACCCTAACAGTATCTGCTACAGGATTAGCATTAAGTAATCATACTCATACACTATCTTCTGGTGCCACAGATGTTACTGCTACAGCTAGTGAGGTTAACGCTTTAGACTTAACCACTGGTGCTGGCACAGCAGAAGCTAATAAAGCTGTAGTTTTAGATGGTAGTAAAAATATTACCGGATTAAATGACGTTACTAGTAGTGGTACTTTAAATGTTGGTATAGTCTCTACAACAGGAAACGTGACTGTTGGTGGAAATCTTATTGTTAATGGAAGCACAACCACAGTTAATAGCACGGTGGTCACCATTGATGATCCTGTTTTCACTATTGGTGGTGATGTAGCAGCTTCTGGCGATGATAATAAGGATAGGGGTATAGCCTTTAATTATTACAATGGTTCTAGTAAAACAGGATTTTTTGGTTATAGTGATGCTAGTGGCAAATGGAAATTTATTCCAGATGCTACTAATACAAGCGAAGTATTTAGTGGAACAGTTGGAGAGTTGGACGCTAAGGTGGATTGGAGTAACATTAATAGTAAACCCAGTCCAATAATTGCTGTAAATATTAGTGGTGATATTAGCGGTAGTGGTAATTTAACCATGAGCGAGCTGGCTGGTGGAGCCATCAATATTAACTCCACAATCCAAGCTAATTCTGTAACTCTTGGATCAGATACCACTGGAGATTATGTTGCTGTAGTAGCGGTAACTGGTGTTGGTTTAGGTGTTAGTGGTAGTGGAGAAAATGCCACATATACTATTAGCAGTAATGCAACATCCTCTAATACTCCTAGTACTATAGTATCAAGAGATAGTAGTGGCAATTTTAGCGCAGGAGCTATTACATCAACTAGTATTAGTGGTAGCGGCTCTGGATTAACAGATCTTAATGCTAGTAATATTAGTACTGGTACTTTAAGTGTTAACATTTTACCAACTGGAATTCCTGTAGCTAATTTAGCTTCTAGTGGAATAACTATAGGTTCTACCACTATTAATTTAGGACAATCATCATCGTCTATTAGTGGATTATCATATATTAGTGGAACTAGCATAAACAGTCCCACAACCCTATATTATGTTATAATAGATGGTGGAACTCCATAAGGATTTAAAATGGCCATTAATAATCTAATACAATTTCGCAAAGGAGATCAAGCAACTTGGACTTCTGTTAATCCAATTCTTGGTAGCGGAGAAGCAGGATATGAAACTGATACTGGAAGACTCAAAATAGGAAATGGTAATAGTTTATGGAATAACCTCAATTATTCTCATATAATTCCATCAGGATTAATTAGCAGTAGTGGAATAAATATTAATTTTGGCTCTAACTATAAAGATGCTACAATTAGTGTTAGTGGATTAAACAGTGGATATATTAGCGATTTTAATAGTACTGTTAGCGGACTGATACCCGTTAAAAATATAACTGCTGGTTATGATATTAATATTACTAATAATAGCGGTGTTTATACCGTTGCCTCTACAAACTTAGTCCATGTTGATAGTCAACAACCTCAAGGATTTATTAATAGAACTGATAGTGTTATTAGTGTTAGTGGTAATATTTTTACAATAGCTCCTACCGGAACTTCATATAGTTTTTATGCAAAAGGATTGAAGGTAACAAAAACAACCTCAGAAAGCTTAACAATACCTAACGCTACTCAAATTAACTATATTCATTTTGACGCTACAACTCATGCTCTACATTCTAAAACAACAATGTTTGATTTTAGTAGTGATATTCCTATCGCATATGTAGCTTGGAATAGTGGAGTTGGTCCTAGTGGACAGATGACTTTTTTTGCTGAAGAACGTCACGGTATTGTGATGGATACTAGTACTCACAAGTGGATTCATAATACTTTTGGTATGCAATATGTTGGCGGTTTAAGTATTAGTAACTATGTTCTAGGTGGAAATGGGTCTAGCAATAGTCATGCAACTATATCAATTGGTAATGGTACTCTTTATCAAGAAGATATTGAGATAAATATTACTGATAGTAGTAGTACTGAACCATTTCACCAAGAACTAAGTCCTATCGCTCAAATTCCAGTTTACTATCATGACGGAACTACTGGTCAATGGGTGAAAAATACAGCAACAGACTATCCTGTTAAATATGGCGCTAATGGACCACAATATAACTTATTAACTGGTGGCAATTGGACAACTCCAGATGTTAGTCCCGGTGGAGCAACAAGATACTTCGCAGTATGGATTCTTGCAACTAATCAGATTGATGATCCTATAATTAGTATTATGGGTCAGAGAGTAGATAGCAATCAAGGATCGGCTGAGAGTAATAATTCTTGGGCTGATGTTAATCTTACTAATCTTCCATTAAGCGAAGTTAAACCTCTTTATCGATTAATATTTGCTGGCGATAGCGATTATACAAATGTTCCTAAATGTAGTTTACTTAGTATTCTTGATATACGAGTAGCCGTAATTAGCACTATTGCTGGAGTTGCTCAGAATGATCACGGAAGCTTATTCGGATTAGCAGATGACGATCATGCTCAATATGTTCATATAAATAATGCAAGAACTATAGATGCTATTCATACTCTTAGTAATGGAATAACTTTTAGTGGTAGTGGAACTCAAACTGGAGCATACTTACCAAATTCTGTTAATATTACTGGTGGAAGTGGCAATTTTAGTTCTCTTACTGTTAACTCAACGGGCGTTAGTTTGAGTGGTCATGATCACACTAGTTCTAACATAACCGATTTTACTGAATCTGTTCAAGATGTTGTTGGGGCTTCTGGGTTTCTGATTGCTGGCAGTGGAATAACTCTTGACTATAATGATAGTGCTAATACTTTAACTATTAGTAGTAGTGGAACGGGTGGCGGCGGTGGAGTTAGTATAGCTAATGCTGGTGATAATAGAATATTAACATCTGATGGCACATCCACAGGAATAAATGCTGAGAGTAATTTAACTTTTGATGGAACTAGTTTAAAAGTTAATAATATTGATGTTAGTGTTAGTGGTCATTCTCATACAGCTTCAAATATTAGTGATTTTGCAAATACTGTTAATAATACTATTATTCATCCATTCTTATTAGGAGGTATGTAAATGCCATTAACATATAAAGTTTTAGGACAAAATAATCCTTCTGCTTCTGGATTAACAACGCTATACACTGTGCCTAGTGCTACTCAAGCGGTAGTTAGTTCATTTTCAGTTTGTAATTTACTAAATACTGCTACAACTTATAGACTAGCCGTAAGACCAACCGGAGAAGCTATAGCTAATAAACACTATTTAGCTTATGATGCTTCACTACCAGCTAATGATACAACTATTTTGACCATAGGTGTGTCTTTAGGTACTACTGATATTGTTAGTGTTTACGCAGCAAGTTCTGGGGTATCATTTTCATTATTTGGAACTGAAATAACATGAGCCTGCGTTTTGCTTCAACTTCAATAGCCAGTACCTCTAGTTTTCGCGCTCCGATCTCTCGCGCTGTCCGCGTTCTCGCTGTTGCTGGCGGCGGCGGGGGCGGGGTGGCCGGCACTCGACCATGCGGCGGCGGTGGTGGTGGAGGAATGATTGATGATTCAATTACAATTACACGCGGAATAACGTATACAGTTGTTATTGGCGGTGGCGGGGCTATACAAGCTATCGGTACTTATTCTCGCTTTGGTCCGTTTTTCGCTATCGCTGGTGGACCCGGAACAAATGGATCAACCGTAGGTCCGGGTGGTACTAGTGGTGGTACGCACGCCGGAGTTGCTCAGGCTGTTCTTGCTGGCCCGCAAGGCACAACCGGCGGTCGCGGACTTGCTGCGAGCTATGGCGGCGGCGGTGGTGGAGGCGGTAGTGCTGGAGTCGCAGGCGGCGGAACGGGTGCTGCTGGTACAACGGGCGGCGCGGGTGGAGCAGGTTCTGCGTCAACAGTGCCTGTCAACAGCACAACCTACTCAGGTGGTGGTGGCGGTGGCGGAACAGTGGGAGGTATCGCTGGTGCTGGTGGAGGTGGGACTGGTTCTGCAAGCGGAACAGCTACGAACGCTACTGCTGGAGGCACAAATACTGGAGGTGGGGGTGGTGGAGGAGGTACATCAGCCACGCTTTTAGGTGCTGCTGGCGGATCTGGAATTATTATATTACGTTTTAATTCTGCATTAAAAATAACTATTGGTGCTGGGTTAACTAGCACTACAGAAACTAGCGGTAGTGATACTATCATAACAATTACTGGTGGAACTGGAACAGTTACATTTAGTTGATAAGGAAATTAAATTATGGCACATTATGCATTTTTAGATGAAAATAATATTGTAACCGAAGTTATTGTTGGTAGAGATGAAGGCGAACTTGATATTGATTGGGAAAAATATTATGGTGATTTTAGAGGTCAGGTTTGTAAAAGAACCAGCTATAATACTTACGCTAATCAACACAAAACTGGTGGAATTCCTTATAGGGGTAATTATGCTGGTATTGGTTATTATTATGATATTAATTTAGATGTTTTTATACCACCCAAACCAACAGAAGAAGCTGTTTTAGATACAAGTACTTTTACTTGGATCATTTCATAAAATTAGACAGATTTAATGCCGGTGTATAGATATATTATACCTTTTTCTAAAAATATAGGAGTGTAAATATGGCCAATGATATTGATGTTGCTGTTAGCAACCAGCCTATAAAAAATGGCTCTATTGTAATGTCTACTACTGTTACAGGAGAATCCACTATTAATGATCTTTATGCAAATAATACTCCCGTTATTGGTGATATTGAAGATAAATATGATAATAGATTTTATAATGGTATTTTTGTTAATATAATTGGTTCCGGTATTATAGGGATATAAATAATATGGGTGGAATTACTAGGCTTAATCAATTACCAGATGGTAGTGGACTATTAAGTAATGATGATATTTTTCTAATGATGGACGATCCAAGTGGATCTGCTGTTACAAGTAAAGTATCATTATCGGTATTGTCGTCAATAATTGCTCAGGATACTATAACGCCTAATATACAAAATATTAATTCTGCTAGTGGAACAATTAGTACCGATGTTAGTCTATATAATGTATTTAATATCAATTTATCTGGTAGTGGTACCTTGGCAGCTCCATCAAATTCGTCAGATGGACAAAGAAGTTTATGGAGAGTAAAAAGAACAAATGGACAAGTTTTAACGTTACATAGTAATTTTCGTATTATTAATAGTGGAGTAATAGATAACACAAATCATACCACAACATTTATAGATGGTATTTATGATAGCATCTCAAATAGATGGGACAGTATAATATACTCCAACCTACCAGCCATAGCGCCTTCAGCACCAAGCGGAGTGACTGGCACTCCTGGAGATAGCCTTGTTGATCTATCTTGGAGCGCACCATCAGATGGCGGCAATGCTATCATAGACTATATTATTCAGTATAGTGCAAATAGCGGAACTTCATGGAGTACTTTCAACGATGGTATTGGTGCGTCTACATCAGTATCAGTTACCGGATTAGTTAATAATACTTCCTATATCTTTAGAGTTGCTGCACAAAATAATATTGATGTAGGACCATATAGTGGTTCTAGTAGTGGCATAGTACCAACAGCTATTCCTTATAATATATATTTAAATATGAACTCTTCTCCATTCGTTGATTCTATAGATACTGAAAGAACTATTAACAGTAGTCCAACGGCAGTACTAGATACTACAAATAAACAAGTTGGTAGCGGCTCTTTATCTGTTGATCAAAATGGTTATTTATATACTACAGACACGGCAGATATTGATCTTACTGGAGATTTTACAATAGATTTCTGGATGTATCCATCAGGCATTCCTAGTGTTGGATATGGTATTGTAATGACAACATCTCTAAATACTACTGCTAATGGAATATTTATTAGTTGGGATCAAATAAGTTCTGAATCAATTAATGTTGGTGTTGCAGCCACATCCGATATTGTTAACACTAGTACTGGAACAGCTCCTATTGATACATGGAGCCATATTGTAATCACTAGAAGTGGTACCGCCATTAAAATCTTTGTTAACGATATTCAACAAGCTAGTGGTACCAGCTCTTATGCGTTCCAATGCCCACAACTTAATATTGGTGAAGGAGATAATGTGGGAGCCGGTGCTGGATTCATTGGTAATATTGATGAATTTAAAATAATATCTGGTTTTGCAATAGAACCATAAAATAAATAGGAATTATAATATATGTCATGGCAAATTGAAATACCTATTATTATTCGTAATCTAATTAATGATTTAGACGATAGTCCCACATACTCGGATGATAGGCTAAGACAGCTTATAGTTGTTGCGGCTCAGTATGTTACTAGAGAAGTTAATCTTAATATTGATTATAATATTAATATAATAAATCCAAATATATCTCCAGATCCAACACTACTTGAAGATAAAGATATGGATTTTATAAGTTTTATAGCACTAAAATCTGCTTGTATACTTGATCAAAGCTCATTAAGAACACGAGCCGCGACAGAAGGCATAAGAGCAGCTTTGGGCCCAGCAAATATAAGCGTTGGAGCAAATAGCTCTTTACAATTTTTATTATTGAATGGTCCATGTAAAGCCTATGAAGATTTTAAGATAGATTATGAATTAGGCAACACAAGTCTATTAAGAGCTGTTCTTAGTCCTTTTGTTGGAAATAATTTTGATCCTACATATTTACAATATCCTGGTGATAATAAAAGAGATATATATAGTTAAAAAATAAAATAGGAATTTTATAATGGCAGCAGTTAATTTAAATTTTGATATAGAAAAAGGGTCTGATTTTGATATCTCTTTTGTATACAATGATAGTCAAGGAAATCCGATAGACCTTAGCAATAAGTGCGTTAGCATAAGTTTCTCTGGAAATAATGGCGATGTTGGAGAATGCTCAAGTCAAGCTTTAGCCAATTATTCTGTTGATGGGTGGTCATTAACAGCTAATAATTTAGGCACTATTAATTGGAAACTTGGTGCTTCAAAAACATCATTATTTAATTTTGATACGGCTACATATGATTTAGATATAAAATCTCTTACACTTCCATTAAATAATACTAGATTATCCCAGGGATCTATACAAATAATACAACGAAATATACCATTAGACACATCTAGCTCAGAGTGTGCTATAAATTTAGATATTTTTCGCAAGAGAATTGATCAAATAATTATAGATACTCCAACCACAACCAATACAACTCCAACGCCATCTATGTCAACATCGACTGTTGAGGATTTTTGTTTGCCATATGACTGTGATCCAATAGATATATCATCTGTTGTATACACTGGTAGCGGTTTGTCTATAGCGGATTTATCCTCAGTTAGTGGAAATGTAATAACTACTAATACAAATAATATATCGAATATAGAACTAGCGATTAATAAATTATCTCACTCTAGTCCAAGCGATCTTATTTTTCTTTTAGCCCCACCAAGCGGAGATAAAATACTTTTATCCGCTAATCATAAAATTAGTAATTTTAATAATAATTTTAGTTTTATGTTTAGTAATAAAGCAGATCAAGATAAGTATATATATAATATATCTAATGGACAAATTTGTAATATTTATAATAAAACATCTATTATTAACTATAATAGTGAAAATTTACTATATTCATTTAATCATTTATTTAATAATTCAGTTACAGGAGTTTGGAATCTTATTATAAAGGACACCGATCCTATAGGTAGTGGCAGAATTGATTCCTGGAAGTTGATAATAACATATGATGACCCATATACTTTTGACACACAAAGCGTGACGCCTACTCCTACTATATCTCTGACTCCTAGCATATCTTTAACTAAAAGTATTACTCCGACAATAACTAAAACTTCAACAACAACACCGACCGTCACAGATACTCCTACGCAAACCCCAACGACAACTCCGACGATCACATTAACTAATACTATAACACCAACAAAAACAACTACCCCAACTATAACTCCTACAGAAAGTATTACTCCCACAATAACACCGACGGTAACTAGCACCTCAACTATAACGCCAACAATTACGCCAACGCCAACAATAACTAAATCTATTACTCCAACAAGTACTATAACAACAACACCAACCATAACTTCTACTTCAACTTCTACTGTGACGCCATCGGTTAGTATCACAGCGACTATAACTCCTACAGTTAGCACAACGCCTGCTCCTAGTATAGGTATAAATACAGCAAATTTTAATAATTGTGCTGGTAGATTAACAACTGTTGGTACAAATGGAGGACCTAGCTCACATAACACATATGATCAAATAGGAAATATTTTTGAATGGAATAATTTAAATAATTCTTCAGGTCAATATAAGGGTCTCAGAGGAGGATATTGGCAAAGTTCGGTAGCTGTATTAAAATCATCTTATCGTATAGCAATGGTTGATTCCTCATATGAAGATCTTGATACAGGTTTTAGAATTGCTTCTGATAACAATAGTTTAAATTTAAATTATTTTAATCAGATAAGTAATACTGCGAATAGCCCAGATTCAAATGGATATGGTTCAATAAATTATGTATACTATATATCACAGTATCCTATAACTAACTGCGATTATATTAATTTTCTTAATAGCACAGCACAAACAGACCTATATGGTTTATATAATATTAATATGAACGATAATATAAATGGAGGAATAGTTAGAAACGGATCATCTGGTAGCTTTACTTATTCTTCAAAGACTAATATGTTATATAAGCCAGTAATTTTTGTCAGTTGGTTTGACGCAGCAAGATATTGTAATTGGCTACATAATAATAAAACACCAGGATCCACAGAGACAGGAGCCTATACTTTAAATGGTATAACCAGCGGAGTTACTCCGATTAAAAATAGCAATGCTAAATATTATATACCCACTGAAAATGAATGGTACAAAGCAGCGTTCTATACATTTAATAAAAACGGATCAGGTCCTGGATACTGGTCTTTCGCAACACAAAATGATAATGATGCTATATGCGTCACATCTGATACTAATGGAAATGGACAACCAGATGGAATAACACAAAATTCACAGTACATATGCTCTAACTAATATGTGGTATAAGTATGGAAATAACTAATAATCAAAATTTCGTCTCTCAGAATAATCAATGTTTTTGTAATTTATCTGTTAGTTTTAAAAATCAAAATTCTAATAACGAAAATTATCATATAATTAAATTATATAAGTATGGAGTAGACCAGCCTATTTATAGTAGCGGTCCAATACAAACAAATGGTGAGATTAAAAATATTCTTAATATGTTTCTAGACTGTAATCAAGAATGATTAGCAACGCCTATAAACAGATCCGCAGGCTATAATAGTAATTTTACTGCGCCAAATTTGTCTTATATATCGTAATACCTTATTGGTGTATACTAATATGGTATAATTAATTTATTTTATCTGATCGAGTTTAAATATATAGTATTAATATGAATGAAAACATAATTCATTTCTGGGAAAATATAGCTACTACATTAATAGGCGTTATTATTACCATGTTAGGATTTTGGGTAACTATCGGTCGTAATATGGCAACCAAGGCTGAAGTTTTACATCTGATAGAAACCCAATCTCCTTATTTGCATGATAAACAATTTATTATGGAAAGATTAGCTAGTAATAAAGAAACTCAAGCAGCATTTTCTAATGCCCTACAAAGAAACACAGAAGTTATGACTGAATTAAAAATTCAAATAGCTATGTTAGGTAAAACACTAGAGGCTTTAGAGGATAGGATCGAAAAATAATAAATCAGCAATAGTATTGGCGGAGTTGTTATCACATCTAGTATAAGGTGGCTTCCCTTAGTTTATATGCCCAAAATATCTCTTTATAAAATGGTGTATATATTTATTATATAGTTTTTAATAAAAAATAATTGGAGAGATATAATGATTAAGCCCGGATATAGAACAAGCGAATTTTGGTTTACATTAGTGAGTTTTTTATTTAGTGGATTATATCTTGTTGGACTATTAGAAGATAATGCTCAAAAAGAAAATCTTATACATGAAACTAGCAGGGGGCTAGAAGCAACTATATTAGTTATGGGACAGCTAATAGTATTATTTAAATATATTAATGGTCGAACAAAATTAAAACAAACTTGGTGGAGTACAGCAACACCAGAAGAGAGAAAAATCCAAGAAAAAATAAATAGGAGAAGAAAAAGTGTTAAACGTAATATTAAAAGCGCAACTAAACCAGCTAATTGATAATACTAAAAAAACTGTAACTAATATTAGTAATTTAG